TTCTCCCGCCTTGCTAATTTAATTACATTTTTAACTGCTGCTTCGTGGTGATAGGGGATTTGTAAATCCGAGATAACCAGATATCGCTTAATGTATTAGTCCTCATCCTCATCGTCATCGTGGAATGGAGTGATGTCCGTATCTGCGGTCTGTGGTATTAACCAATCAGGCATGGTGTTTTTATTGTCCATCAATCCTAAAGCCACTTCAACGCTGAAACCAGCCCGCCTTAATGATTGATACCACTCATTCAAGGCTATGGCGTGCATATCAAGTGCAGTTGTTTCTTTGCGAGCGACTGACTTGCGTTTGCGCACTGGTTTCTTTTTGGCTGCCATAATTAAATTATCGCTCTAATAAAATGTTATAGATCTCATCGACACGCTCATTAAGGCGTTTAATTTCAGCCATTAAATGAGAGATCACATAAGCAGCTAGTGAGCCGATAACTCCTACTGTCGCAAAGTAAAGCGTAAAGAAATCTGCCTGGCTCATAGTTTCTCAGTAATTCCAAAATCGTTCTCTTTAATATCTAAAGCCTTGATTAAAGGTGCAACTAAAGCACCCAATAGAACTGCGTATTCAGGCTTTACATCGCCCACGATAGCGAGCGCAACTGTTAATCCAGATGCTGCAACTGCCCGTAGGTAGGATTTGATAGCTGCTTTGTGTTTCTTGCTTAGTTTCATACTTTACCTCCGAGAAGTGGGATGTCGAAAAACGATTGATCCTGATCTCCCGCAGGGCTAAAAGAAATGTGGATGTGGTGCTTGTGTGGATTAAAACCTTTGTAAGCCCGGTATTTCCAGTTTCCTTTAGCAGAACAAATTTTACCATCAAAGATTATGTAAGAAATGCGTTTGGCTTTATCTGACTTGGCATGAATTCTTAACTGTTCAACTAAATGAACGGCTATACCTTTGATCTTATTTAGATCCTTGTCCACATCGATAGCACGAACCACACCCGTATCATTAGACGGATTATGGTCTGACTTAAGAGATGAATGCCGAGCATCGCCAATCCAACCATCGCTAGCACGATCCCGATCTGGAAAACAATCATCGATCTGCTCTCTTAATTGAACCGCAGACTTACTTAACCATGGTTTCATTACAACCCTAAAGCAGCCTTAAGATCCTCTAAATTTAATCCAACTGAAGCAAGTTTTTGTTCAACTGTTGGCTCTGGAGCAATTGTAGTTCCATTATGGGCTGCAACAACTTCAGCTGCTTTAGCCTCATCTTTGGCAGCAATATCGAGCCATAATGCACCTTCAGCATCAACTGTTGGTGGCTCTGCTACTTTAACTTTTACCGCTGCTAATTCAGCCAATAATTCAGTTCCATTTAGGTTTGCTGGTTTATCAAATTTGATCATATTACGCTCCTAAGTATTCGCAAGACATGAAAGTTGAATAAACTTGGCTTTCAACATTTAATGAACCGCCTGAGTTTTGTAAACCTCTAAGTTCGACATAATCACCAGCATCTAAATAAAATGTTGTTGCAAAGTAAATAGATGAACCATAAGTAGATCCTGATGCTGCGCCTGCAAAGTTGTTGTATAAACGACCATCACTTACTGCAAATCGACCTGCTCTTTGTGCAGTTGCATTTGTTGCCCATGAAATCATTCCTTGAAAGAAATAATATCCATCTTTGCCAGTTGGAATAGTAATTCTTGAATTGTTTGTGCTATTGCTATGAAATCCGCTTGTATCGTATTCTTCACTATCAAAAGAAATAGTTGTAAAAGAGTTATTAGATAAACTCTGATTTGCTGAGTGCCAAATTAAACAACCCTCAAAACCTGAAGTTGCTGGAGTAGTCCATGCTGGCACTCCACCAGATACTGTTAAAACTTGACCAGTTGTGCCAATACCTAAACGGGTATTTGTATTTGCTGAAGATGAGCGATACTCAATATCACCAAGAGTTGTTGATGGGTTGAGATTTTTAGTGGTCGTATCAATTGCAGTTCCAAGTGCTCTAATAGCCGAAGCACCATTTTTAACCAGATCGGTATCGTCTGGCGTAGTCCATGAATAATTAGTTGTTGTTGCCATTCTTCTCCTTAAGCCACAATTGTGGCATTCAACCAGTCTAGTGTAGTGGATAAAGTGTTCCATCTCTCGCTTATTGGCACTGTGTTCCAGCGTGATGCAAATTCGCTGTATTCCACTGGGCTTAAGTTGAGAGTTAAAAATAGTTCGTTGAAAGCGGTGCTCCAGTTCCAGCCTTCTACGAACCCTTGAAACTGCCCCCCATTAATTTGGGCTGGCAAATCTGTTATTGATATTGGTTGTCCAAGAAATACACCCAATAAAGCATCCCGATCAGCATCATCCAATTCTGGGTTTGTAATTGGGAATGTTATTTGCTCAAAAACTTCTCTTGGATAGGCTCGAAGAGTTATGTATTTGTCGGCTATTTCTTGAGCATCAGCTGCATGATGTATTAATGATGAAATGGTTTCTGCTTTATATCCATATAGTCCAATTGAGGCTAAACTCGTTGCCGTTTTCTGTGATCCATAATTGTTGCCGTAATTGATGGCAATATCGTTTCTAATATCTCCTGCTCTCATAACTGTGCCTAAACCAGCACCAATAGCAGTATTTGCTGAAATTTCTGTATAGCCGTAGGTAGTTAAATAGGCTTGGCGATGAGCTGCATCGGCATAACCGATATTTCCATCTGCATCTTCATAAAGATAACCAAAGGCCGAATTAGCAATTTGTGAGGCTATATTGTAAACAGTATCTGATGAAGAACTTCTGTGCTCCATCGTGTATTGACCTGGAGTATCAATTTCCCCAACACCTTGAACTTGAGCATGTGCCCAAGTAGTTGTGGCTGGATATGTATTCCACTGGGTTTCAGCCGATACTTCATTCCAAGATCCTGAAAATAAATCATAAAGAAGAGTTGCGATTTGATTGCCATCTTCATCCTGAGATAAAACTCCTTGAGTGATGGCTTTTGGAAGTTTAGCCAAAGAACCCAAAGCAATTAAAGTATAAGAAATGACTTTGCCAACTGAACCAGTAATTGAAACTGCCGTTGATATATCAGTTATATTGCCACCAAATATGGAAACATAAGAACCAGATGTATTTTTAACTTGAAGAGTTAATCCATCATTAATATCAAATGATAAAGTTTGATTGTTTAATGCCACCAAAGTAATTTGCACATAAGATGGGTTTGGTTGTTGATAGATATCTGATCTACCAGCCTCATGCGATATATCAGAAATGGCAATATCGGTATATTCAACCCCATCGATACTTAATTTCCAATCTGGCGTAAATTGGGTCATTAATTACCTCGAACGCTTGAACCTGCAAGTGCTGGAATTGATCTGGCTGAAGATTGAGTTAATACCTTTGCAACTGCCCTTGAAGCACCTTCAGCATCCACTGCTTTAACTGTAATGTTATTAATTGTAGTGCGGTTTTCTCTAGCATTAGCACTTGTAGAAATATCAGGCACTGATTGACCGAGCATTGTTCCAGTTAAAGATGGATTTGGAATATATCCAATATCTGCACCTGGCTTGACAATATTAATTAATTTAATTGCCTGGTTAGCGAATTCAACCAGCAAACCAATAGCCTCACGAATAAAAGTAATAAATCCAGAAATAATTCCAGCAACCGCAGCAATTGATTTACCAAAAGTTTCTGCGCCTTTTTGGCTTTCGGCAAGTCCAGCAGATAAACCTTGATCGCCAGTTAATCCAGCAATAAATGCGTTAAGAGTTGGAATGCCTGTATCGTTTAAAAATGTAATAAATCTTTCAACCTGTGGAAGTAATGCAGTTCCTAAACTTTCTTTAGCCTCGTCAAAACCAACTTTGAGGCGATCTATTTTGCCTTGAAAAGTTTCAGCATTAGCCGCTGCTGCGCCACCATAAAGATCAGATAATCTTTGTTGAACATCTGTAAAGGACATTGTTTTCAATTCAGCAGCTGATAAACCAACACCTAATCGAGCAAGTGCAGTTTCTTGTCCATCATGTGCTTTTGCTAAAGCATTGGCTACTTCTTCTAAACTCTTACCTGTTCCCTTGCTAACATCTAAAGCCAAACCTAATAAACTTTGAGCCTCAGCGGTGCTCTTTGTTGATACTGCCAATCTCTGTAATGCTGGGCGTAATTGATCATCTGCGACACCAGTTGCTAAAGATGTCTTTAGGATCATGCTCTCAGTTGCCGCTATTTGGGCTTCAGTAGCCCCTGTGGCGGACTTTAGGGCATTGGCTAACTTAAGTTGTGCTTGTTCATCCTCAATGGCTGCTTTAACGCCATCAATGGCTAATTTAGTGCCATAAGCAGCAGCGGCAGCAGCAGCGGCAGCAAAGGCTAAACCAGCCTTTTTACCAAACTCAGAAATTTTACTTGAATTATCTTCAACGGCTTTATCTGCTTCGCCAAGTTTCTTTTTAAGATCATCAACATCGGCAAGGATGGATAATTTAAGGGTGCGACTACCAGTTGCCATTATGCCCACTCCTTCAAAATACGATCAAACGCTAATTCCCATTTGTTAATCAATTCAGGCTGAATTCTGCGAAGGGTTGGATAGATAAACCATCCTCGACTACCTCTGCCTTGCCGTCCTGAATAAGTAGGGAACTGCTTGAACTTATTAGAACCAAACTCATAACCACCCCATAGGGTTTGCGTTGTAGCACCACCTGAAAACTTCTGTCGTGCAAAGCCGTAACTGAACTCACCAATTTTTGAGGATTTGCTGATCGATACGCCATCCGCAATTCTTTGCGCTGCTTTTGTGCCTTTAGTTCTTGTGCCAGCAGCTTGTTTAATTTCTTCTGATGCAAAATACGCCAAAGCAGCAGACTGAGTTCTTGCTTCTTCAGTCGCTTGATCGTCCATAAGTTTGAACGCTTTAAGGACATCTCGGAGATCAGATTTGTTATAGGCGATTGTTTCATTTGCCATTTCTTCTCTCCAATATCTCTACTGCGGTCATTATGTCGTCTGCATCAACCCATTCACTCATTGGAATTTGTGTGGCTATTGCCAACTCAACCAATAATCTGCTTAGGCTTCCTTCTTTATGGCTTTTGGGTTTGCATCACCAACAATTACATCGCTCACTGTTTCCATCCAGACATCCATTGGTTTGACTGGTTTAGATCCTGCAAGTTCGCGCTTATGTGCATGATAGGCAAGAAACATAAGATCCCAAATACCCAATTTCTCAGATGCTTGACCAATAGTGTCTCCTGTCTGCTTTTCCCATTTAGCCCACTCAGGCGGTTGGGCAATATAAGTTGCTTGCTCGCCTGAGTTATATTCAATTGTGATTGGTAACTTCATTTGTTTGCTCCCGTTTTATTTCTTAACTAAAGGTTTCTGTAACTTCTCCACGAGCGACTGGGAATGTGAAAGATACTGTTTGAGCATCTACTCCTGAGCCACCTGCGGTTGGATACACTGGAAGAACTGGGAACACGAATTGCGCTCCAGTTGCAGCTGTAAGTGTAATGCTGATTTCAGTGTTTGGTGCGCTATCGCATGCAGCCCATAGTGCCTCACATACTGAAGATGTCTTGCCCCAATCAGCAAGCATGTCTAATTGGAATGTGCCAGATACATTTACAACTTTGTAGGCTTCGCCATCTAAAGTCTGGTATGTCTGACGATCGAATTCTTTTGTAAGAACTGCGTTGGTCGCCTGTGCTTCGATGTCTGTTCCACCTGTGAAAGACAACGAAATATCACGACCGGTTATTACTGTGGTTGCCATGATTTCTCCTTATGCGGTTTGTGTATAGTAGGTAGAAACTCTTACATCGCTAATTAGCAAAGTAGATGCTCCAACTTGTGTAACTGTTGGTCTTTCGACCGAACTGACTATGTAACCTGATGGGATTACTGCCAGAACACTTAAAATCAGTTGCTCGATATTGTCCAGGCTGGCTGGATTTGAGTTATAGGCAACTGCGACTGAAATAGTAAAATTAATCTTTGTGTGAATTGTATTTTTATTAATGGTTTCAAGTTCCAGGTATGGGCTATCTGGAACGACAACTACTGCTGGCGGGATAACGCTCTCTGGAACGAATGAATAAACATTTCCAGCAACTGATGCAAGTGCGTTTGCTAGTGGTTGTCTAACTTGAGAGAGGATTGTTGAAGCGGTCATTATTGAGCCATGCTTTCAACATCTATGTATGCGCCTAATAATCCTACGCAACGATTGAATAATGAACGACCCATTCTAAATGGTGTTGCAGTAAAATCAACGCCTTCGATCTGACCTCCTCCTGCGAGGCGAGATTGAAATACTTCTAAAGATACTGCGAAAGTTGCTGATCTAACTGGTTGGTTGCCAACATAAGTTGAAGCAGCTGAAAGGGTTGCAGTTCCCGATGGAATAATGTTTGCGCTCGCCACATCTGCGTTTGTAATGGCGCATGAGAATGTATATTGTCCAAGATTATCTGCCAAGATTGTGCGTGTGCCATTGTAAGGAGTTCCACATCCTGCGATTACGACTGATTGACCTTCTGTAAATTCATGAATTCCAACTGTTGTAAATGTTGCTACATTGTTGCTTAACTCAGCCTCTTGAATAGGGCTCTTAAAAGAAACTAACATTGGAAGGATTACGCCTTCAGCGGTATCAATAATTTCATTCAAATAACTATCTGAATATAAAGAAGAAGATACGCCAAGCACGCTACGCAACTCGGTTGCAGTAATAATTGATGGCATATCTTCCTCTCTAAACTCCCATTAAAGGATGCCTGGCAGCGGGAGCACCACCAGGCACTAATTGCTATTGACTAAGCAACCATCCAGCGGTAAGCGCCTGCACCAAGTTTGGTTGCAACTGCGCCGTAGCCGTAGTAACCAACTTGAACCTGACCTGTTGAAATTAGGTTAGTTTGTAGTTGTAGGCGTGCTGACTCATACCATGTATAAGCAGCTGGGTTTACGATGATCATTGTGTTGTCGCCAACGCCTGATCCTGTTGTTAATTGACGATCTACACGAAGGTTTAGTCCAAGTAGATTTCCACGAACTGAAGTTGCAGAAAGATTTCCGCCAGCGTTTTGTGGATTGATTGTTTGAGTAAATACTGGGCGGTTTGATCCATCAACTAAGCCCATCAAGTTACCCCATTGTTCTGGAGAAACGATAATGTTCTCACCAAAACCTAGTGTATTTTTGTAAATAGAAACTGCGCCATCTGCAACGAAGTCTGCGATGTTAGCAGCTGAAACTGTGCGGTTTCCACCATCAGTTCCACCAGCGATAAGTGCATCTGAAACTGCCTTATCTGTTGCCTTTGCGTA